GTGCCCCAATAGGTGTAAAGGGTGCGCTGGACTGCTCCAGTGGAGGGTTCCCAGAGCACCGTGGTGACCTTGGCAACCCACAGGTTATCGAGGGCGTCAACGATCCAGGCTCGGGTCATCGCGGTGTTAGCAAATTGAAGCGTGGCGTCTAAGTTGTCGCCCTGAAGGGAGGCCACCGCTCCACCGAAGCTGAACGGTAGAAATAGGTAGCCATTTATGTTTTGGTTGATAGCGTAGTTTTGGAAACGATACTGTGCTGCTTGGCCACTAGGGCCGACTTCAAACAAGTGGCCGTAGGCGTATTCCATTAGATACCGACTCCTCTACGTGTGGCGGCGCTGTTTTTCAGGCTGCGCATGGCGCGGCGTTCGCCTTGTACGGCACCTTGTTGGGCAGCTTGCGCCATACCACGCTGGAACTGATCAGCCGTAACGTAGTCCACATTGTTGATGCGTTCCACGCTGTAGCGGACGTCGATAGGCTCCATCGGAGCAGTCCTGCGGGCGGCTTCAGCCATGACCCCACCGCTACCGACAAAACCACCAGCTGCACCGCGGTAACGTCCCATGGCGCCATCCAGGCGAGCTGTGACACCTAGCTTGCCATCAGGTCCGCGCTTGAGCGGCATGATCGCTTCTGGGCCGGCCTCGCCCATGAGACCCGTCTGCACAGCACCTCCATCGGCGAACTGGAATAAGGTCGGAGACGATACGACACCACCCTTAGCGAAGCGGGCAGTGCCCCCATCAAAGTAGGCACCCTTAGCGGCCATCAGGGGGAATGAGCCTGGGAGTGGTGGTTTAGCTCCACCTGCGCCTCCACCGAACAAGCCAGCAAACTGCTTAGCAATACCGATTGCTATGTATGTGGCAATCATCTTAGCGGCTTCTTGCATTAAAATCTGACCGATGTCTTTTAAGAAGCTGGAGAATACTTCTTTTGCTGTTGTCGTGCCTTCGATGAGTCCAGTTATACCGTTTGTTAATGCATTACCGACGGCATCTCCGATGCCTTGAGAAACAGTAATAGCGACACCTTCGAGATCTTCTAGCTGTCGTTGTGCATCACCAATGAAGCTTCGGATGCGCGTGCCGGGCTCGGTGGCGGCTTTTGCACGGGCGTCTTCGGCCCCTGCACCGGCACGGCCGGCTGCTCCGACACCTTCGATCTGCTTACGCAAGCGCTCAATGGTGGCGAGCGCAGCAGCGAGCTGTTTCTCTAGCTCGGCTTTTTCGGTACCCGAAGTCGCTGCGATCTTTTGCTGGAGTTCGTCGCGGAGCGCGAGCTCGGTGGTCAGCTGTGCGCTGAGCTCCGTTGTGAGGCGGTTTACTTCACGTTGAATATCTAACTTGGCTATTTCGGCTGCGATGAACTCGGGTGCGACACCTTCTGCTTGCAAGCTGTTACGTAGTTTAAGTGCTTCGATATCCTCGTAAATACTGCGAGCCTGATCACGCGTTTGTTGAATGAAGTTTGTGGCTTGTTCAGTAGACAGAATGCGTTGTTTGAGTAGCGCTTCTTGATCCAGCCCACGTAGATACTGTGCATGCTTCGTGTTGACCGCTTCGATAGCGCGTGTTCTCTCCGTGTCATTCAGCTTCGTCTGTTTAGCAATACCGTCGAGAATCTGTTGTAGCTCACGCGCAGCAGTAGCGCGCTGGGCAAACAGGTTGGATTCGAGAGCGGCGCGCTCGGGGCTAAAGGTTGTCGAGTCACTACGTGTGAGAGCGTCGTAGTTGGCCTGTAGTTCGAGGAGCTGGTCTTGGTACTGCTCGATTGCGACCTGAGGGAAGGCGGCTTTTGCGAACTCGTCGAAAGCTTCCGCTGTGTTGGCCTCTGTAATCGCTGCCTGTAGTGAGCGGTGGTGCTCCATTGCGCCTGCAAGGCTGCGAACAGCAGTGGCGTAGTTGTCAGCCGCAGCGGATGCGTCAGGTAGTTCGCTGCCGCCGGCAGGGGCAGCCGCAGGCGTGGCAGCACCTGCGCCGCCTCCCATCAGTTGCTGTGTTGCGGCGCGAAGCTTGCCCGGATTTGCATATTGGAGTCCGATCCACTCCTGTTTGAGTCCGCGCTCGGTGGCTGCGATGTCGCCGGGGACAACACGATTACGAGCCAGGGCTTCAAACAGTTTCTCCTGTACTGCTGGGCTGAACTTGTCTGAGGGAGAAACACCAGTGGGGCCATAGCCTCCGCTCATTAAAGAGCGAAGAGTAGAGCCAATAATTTGATATTTACCAACAGCATGTAGCTGTTGATTGCGTGGAACATTGGGCGCTAGTTGCCTTCGCTGAATCTCAGCGATCGTCATATTGACTAGGTTTGGATCTATACCGCTGCCATGCGCTGTATGTCCCTGATTGCTACCGCCTCGGTTGAACGCTCCGTAGTTTCCTCCGTAGCTTTCGTGGCCGCCGATGAGCTGACTGAGTGCTCCGCTCGGTCCTGTAGGTGCGGGGGGTCCGGCGACGCCTGCTCGGCGCCGAGCGTCAGCTGAATCGCGCTCGTAGTCCGCGGACTTTTTGCGGAGTTCGGCGATCTTCTTCTCCGTGTCGTAGCGGTAGTCGCTGATTGCCTTCTCGAGGTTGGTGACCTCAATGGCGATGGTCTGCTTGGCGGCTTCGATCTCGAGTTCGCCGCGCTCGCGGGTGGCGATGTAGTTGTTGAGCGCCTCGAGGGCCGCGCGGGAGGCGCCTTCTTCGCCCTCGATGAGCTTGGCGTTAGCTCGCTCGATCTGCTTGATGCGCAGCTCGCCGGCGGCACGGAAGATGTCGACTTCCTTCTGAGCTAAGGCTTCGCGCTGCTGGAATAGGTCGTTCTCGAGCTGGCGGCGCAAGTCAGCGATCTCGCGCTCGAGGTTGGTGCGGTTCTGCGCTTGGAGCTGGATGTCCTTGATCGCTTGTTCGCGGTCGCGCTGAGCGTCTACACCCCGTAGCTCGGCTTTGATCTTGGCTTCCTCTTTGAGCAGGCCACCGAGTACTTGACGAGAGCGTTCCTCGAATCGGCCGACCTCGGATCCAGAGAGCGCATCCCAGAATTCGCCCCAGCTTTGGATACCGGGTTTGAGTTCGTAGCGAATCTGGTTGATTTTCTTGCGTACTTCTTCTAGCTGATCGATATTGCGGCTGTAGTTGGCATTAACGATGGCCTGCTCAAAGTCGCGAGCGGATTTTGTAGCGCTATCAGCTGAATCACCTACATCCTTGTATGTAGTTTGGAGGCGACGGAGGGCTTCAGCAGCACGGGCATTTGACTGTTGATCCTCTTGTGCACGCTGGAAGCGACCGAAGGCGTCAATGACGGCGGCGATACCGACTTGGATGACGAGCACCCAACCCAAGGACGCAAGGATCGATGCGCCGGCGGCTTTTGCACCAGCACCGAGGCCGCGGAAGCCAGCAGCGAGGACGTTCAGTTGCGTGCCTGACGTGACAGCTTGCTTGCCTACGGTGAGCAACTCAAGCGATAGAGCCTTGAGGCCGGAAGCCAGAGCGGGGATAACGGCGGCTGCGCCTACGAGCGATGTGGCCAGACCAGCGAAAACAACGAGGAGCTTGCCGACGGCCAGGACAACTGCGGCGATGGCACCGACCAGGCCGGCGAGAGCTGTGCCGAGGCCGCCGATAGCGGGGATGACTGCGCCGACGATGAAGCGGCCGAAGAGTACGAGCTGTGTAGCGGCGTCGAGCCCGACGCGCTTGAGGAGACCGAGTACTGCGGCGACCTCGGAGAAGTACTGGACGGCGGGGGTGTTGAGGAAGCGCGAGTAGAGGTTGAAGAGGCCCGCCAGAGGCTGCGAAATAGCGCCGACGACGCTGGCGATGTTGGCCAGGGCGGAGGCGAGGGCCTCGAAGGTTCCGACCTTGATGCGGACAAAGGCCTCGGCGATGTTGCGGAAGGCATCGACCAGGATCAGCGCGGTGGGCTTCAACGCTTCGATGACCTGCGTGAGGGCACCGACGGTGCGCTGAGCGACAAGCTCGATCTGGTTGAAGCCTTGCTGCGCGACGGAGGCAGCGGCAGAGGCGGCGCGGGAGGGGTCGCCGGCGCCGATTCCGGTGCGGCCGGCGGTGAGCCCGACGACGAGCTGCCCGGCGCGGCCGATGGCTTGGCCGGCGCCCTCGGCGATGGCGAAGATCTGGGTGCGGATCTTGAACAGGGTCTCGAAGACACTGGTCAGGCCGTCAAGCAGGGGGTCGAGAAGGCCGCGGCCGAAGTTCTGGCCTATGAGTTCACCGAGGTCAGCGATGTTGGAGATGACACCGGCGAAGCCCTGAGCGGCTATGGCCTGCCCAGCTACAGAAGCCGCAAGTTTCGTCTCTAGAAACTTAACAACGCCTCCTACTTCTGTTTTCGCGCGAGCGATGTCTGCACTACTAATCCCAAGTGCCTGAGCAAGGTATGAATCCGGTCCTACGTCCCCACGAAGAATCGATCCGATTTCTTGGCGGGCCTGTTCCAGTGGTAGCCCGAAGGTGCCAAGAGCTGCAGAAAAGCTGATAGCGAGGTCTTCTGCATCCTTGAGCCCGCCGCCGATTTGCCCAACTTGGGAGGCGACAATGCCAAAGACCTCGATGACGTCATTCGAGGTGACGCCCGCCAGGGCGATGGACCGTTCTCGGATGGAATCGATACGCTCTGCTACGGCGCCGGTCAGTGAGACGATCTTCTGGTACGGATCGGTGATCTCTTTGCCACCGGCAAAGACGCGGTTTGTAGACGCGAGTGTCGTTTGGGTCTTGAGGATCGTCTCGCGGAGCTTGATCTCGCGGCCGATGGTGTTGTTGAAGAAGCCGTTCCAGGCGGCTTGGACGACGCCGACGGCCTCTTTGAGGGCGAAGGTAGCAAGACCTACTTTAGCAAGATTGTCTAAAAGAGCTCCGCTAGATTTGCTAGCAGCATTTAGCGTGTTAGTAAATATGCCTGCAGCCTGCGCATTTTTGGTTAAATTTTGGCCTATCTTATACTGCTCTTTAACTGTATTAACAGTGGCTTTTGTGTAGGCTTCTGCTTTATTTACTTGTTCGCTTAATCCAGGTATGTATTTACTAACAGTATAAGCTTGCTTTACTCTTTTTGCTGTCTGTGTGAAATTACGTTCAAGTGTGGTAAAAGTTTTATTTAACTCCCCTAGATCTATTTTTATTGCACGATAACGCGTAGCTTTATCTGCTGCTTTATCTACCTGCTGTAGTTTTCGCTCAGCGGCCTGAGTTTCAGCTATTACGTTGAGCCGAAAGTCAGACACGGGCCGATATGCGCTACTCGTATGTTAGGTCGGGCCTGTGGCTGCGGTTGCGAGCGCGGCGTAGACGTGCAGCGGCAGGCACTGGGTGCGTACGAGCTCGGAGAGGATGAACTTGGTGGGTCCGTCGGGGCCGTCGGAGACTGCTGCTGTTGGTTTCCAGTCAGGGAAGGGAAGGAAATCGCGGGGCTGCACCTTGGGTGCGGGGCGCTTGGAACCGGAGTACCCGTGTGCGATCTGGATCAGCACGGTGGTAAGCCGGGCCGCGGTGACGCTTTGCGTGTTGGCATTACCGCGCTCGAGGTCGTCGATTTGACGCAGCAGCCAGCGGATTGTGCTAATCGGGGTGCGGAGGAACCGGGCGGGGGTGAAGTCTCCACCTACTGGAGATGAACGGACTCGGAAGTACACCGAGTCCCAGTCAGACAGCGGGGTGCGTAGCGTTTCCTCGGCCTGTTTCAGGGTTTGCTCGGGGGAGGGCTGAATTCGAGCTCCTCCGCCGAATCGTTTCCCTCCGCTGTGGGCCAGCCATCACGCTCCCAGGTGAGAAGCTCGAAGATCTGCTCCATCAAGCGGGTGGGGATGGCTTCGGTGTCGGCTTCACTCCAGTCTTCGAGCTTTTGCCAGTCCTTGGCGCGGGGCAGCTTGGCTTCGCCGCGATACTGCATGAAGAGCGTGACGAAGGCGATCTGCTGCTCGACCGCTCCGATGGAGTCGCGCTGCAGCTCTTCAAGGTCAGAAGCGTAGTCGTAGAGCAGCTCTTGGTTCTCTTCGGCGGAGTTGCCGAGGAGATCAATAGCTTCTTTGGTTGTGATGCCTTTGTCTTTAGCAATGCGTTGCGCAAGCTTAATAGAGCGGAATGTCGACTTAGATTGCTTACGGCTTAGCGTTTCAATGCCCTTAGCTTCACCTGGTACAAGGTCGTGGTAAACGGGGAAGCGGAAAGGGCCGATCTCGTGGTACTCCTCGGGGGAGAACAGGAGCGACGCGTACTTAGACATCAGCGATGGGGAGATCGATGGACCAAGACCTGAAAGGCTCAACTTGGTTTACGAGCTCGTCAGGTAGTTCAACCATCACGCTAGCAGCCTCATACGCTAAGCGTATAGATTTGAACGGGATCAGGGGCTCCAGGTACAAGGCGCCGCAGTGAAGGGTGTCGCCTTGTACTTGGCAGTTCACTGCATACACCATGTGGGCTGCGTCCATTAAGAGGTCGTGTTGCATTGCTGTAGGTACAAAAAAGCCCCGCGATGGCGGGGCTGAGTAGTTGGCTCGAGCTCAGTCTGACCCTTAGGCCGTACGGAAGAGGGTCTCGAAACCTTGGAGGGGGAACAGAACACCGGTAGCAGAGGGGTTACCGCTGTTGTCGAGGGCCTGTTTGATGGCACCGTCAGCCACGCGGAGGCGGTAGATGGTGTCAGCCGCCAGGTTGGCAGAGGGGTTGATAGTGACGACGTTGCTGGCCAGGGATACGACAGCAGGGACAAGAGTGCCGCTGGAGGCGACTTCGAGGCGGAAGCCGCTGCCGTTGGTCTGGCCCAGGAAGAGCTGGGTCAGCGCAGTGCTGCCATCGCTGGTGTAGGTGACAGTGAGGTTGTTGCCTACTGCAATCTCGTCAGCGTTGTCAGCCGGCACAACCGCATACCGGCGGGTGCCGGAGGTAGCAGAGGTGAACAGTAGGCTCGACTGCACACCCCCGAAAGCCAGGGGGGTAGCACCAGCGTCGTAGCGGCCGAATACGGGGCGACCACGGGACATCAGGTCGAAGGAGACCTCGGTGAGACCCTCTGCAGTGAGGTTCTCGTTGTAGTTCATCACGACGGCGTTGAAGCCGGTGAAGTCGTAGATGTAGTTGCCGCTAGTACCGTTGGCCTGACCGAGCTCTTTAAGAAACTCGATGTAGAGCTCGTAGTCCTTGTTGTACCGCGCTTTCTCAATAAGAGAAAAGCCCTCTTCGTAGTTGCCGCGGAACACGGGGCAGTTCTGGCCGGCCGGGATGCCTGTGTCCTTCAGGAAGTAGGCAGTCACAGAGGCCTGAACGCTGGAGCCGGTGATCACCGAGTCACCCCAACCGTCGTCACCGAGGAGACGGAACTCCTGGTTGTTGTCGTTGATGGCGAAGGTGGTGTTGCTGACACCTTGGATCTCGACGTAGCGGGAACCGGCGTCGAGAGTGGGCAGGGTGACCATGCCGGCGGTGTCGCGGGTTGCGAAGTAGCGGCAGGGAGGGGTGAGGTCCACGGCACGGACTAGGGTCCGGTGAGCCTTGTGGAACGACAGCCCGATGGCGTAGTCGGCCATGGTTGGGACTCCTTATGGGATCGGGGGGTTCAGAACGGGGCCCAAGATGGACACCGTCAAGGCCTCGTATGTGGCCTCGGTCCGGGGAGTGTGCGTAGCACTATCCCGGGGGAAGGTGCGTGCCAGGCGCCTGCTGATGTCCAGCAGAGAGATCGGCATGCGAGTGCCCTTGCGGGTGCCGTAGTTCGTGAAACGAACAGGCCAGCGCTCGAAGGACAGGATGGCTCCGACGGAGCCAGGAGAGACGATCTCGGGTACATCAGTGATGGTGCACTCGATTCCGGTTACAGCCCAGTTGGAGGGAACCATGGCCTCGCCGACGACGTAGACCGCAGGGATGCGGGTGTTGTTGGGCAAGGTGTAGTAGCCGGGCCAGCTGGCTTGCGACTTGAGCGTGGTGCCATCGGCCTCGTAGAGATCGAGGATGTAGCGCTCGATGGTGGTGCGCAGGGAGCGCACCTCGGGGCAGCTGGTTGAGATCGTCATGACTGCTCAGCGCGGAGAGCGTTGCGCAGGAAGCGGTCGAACTGGGCTTGTGCTTCTTCAAGAGGAGCCTTAGTCCAAGGTCGGCCGGGGAAGCGGAGGCCGGTGATGGCAACTCCGCCCTCGTGGACCTGGGCGGCATATTCCACCGGCCAGGTGAAGGTGACTGACCCATCAGCGTTGACGGATCGAGTCTGGCTGGCACGGAGGCGGCCGGTATCCACGATGTCCCGCACCTTCGGAGGTGTGGGGTAGTCCCATTTGGCCGACGAGATCTCCGCGGTGAAGCGGGTGTCGAGCCAAGTGGCAAGCTGCCGGGTCGCCTGGGCGGTGGCAGCGCGGAGCTGTGCGTCGAGTGGGCGTCTAGCCATCGATGAAGCCTCCGATGACACGGAACGTGCCTTGGATGGACTGGCGGATGTCCTGGTAGGCAGCGGCGTCCATATCGAGATCGAAAACGAGCTCGAAACGACCGCGGTAGCCATTGATGATGGCTTCCGCCTGGCTGCCGTTGGTAATCCGAAGGTCCAGGCGATCAGGGCTGAGCAGGCGCCCGCTGCAGCGGTAGCTCGAGTTGTCGGCTCCTGGTTGGCCATCCCACGAGGGGGCCTCGAGTTTGAGCGCAGCCAGGTATTCGACGGTCTCGACGGTTTGCACCGTGTTGCCCGTGCTGGCGTCCGTAGTGAGGGTGGTTCCGCCAACCTCGAATGCCAGCTGGGCATTGCCCCAGGGGGCGTAGCTGGCGATCGTGGCGGCGGAGATAGCCATGACTACAGCGCGAATCCAGAAAGAGCGAGGTTGCCTTTGAGGCGTTCGTACTCCTGGCCGTACAAGCTGGCGGTCAGACCGGTGCCGAGGGGCTGGCCGGCCTGACTACCGACCTGAAGGCCGATCTGCATGACACGGGTGGAGAGGATGTGGGCCGCCAGATTGCTGACGGCCTCGGTGTGAACGGTGCCCCAGTTGGCCGCAGGGGTGGAACGGCCAGCCTCCGTGAGGGCGCTCTGGACTACGGGGAGCGAAAGCTCGCCGAACTCGGGGAAGCGGGTAAGGAACTCACTGGAGGTGGGGACAGCCATTAGCCGTTACCCTCTGTGATGGCAGAGATGCGCTTGCTGATGGCGTTGCGGATGCGGATCCGCTGCTCACCTGACTCCCAACGTTGGAGCTGGGCGACATCGAAGCTGTCCTCCACGAGACGGAGTGCCTGCGTGACAGGCATGTCTGCGATGGAGTCCACGTCAGCGGCTGCTGCAGGATCGGACACGAAGGCCTGATCCTCTTCGACGCGCAGGGCGCCGAGTTTCAGCATGTTCTTGACGACGTCGTAGTCCTTGATCTGCTCCCACACTTTCTCGGGGAAGCCGCGGTTGACACCGGACTTCACCTGGATGCTTTCCGGTTGTCCTGTGTGTTGGACAAAGGAGAAGCCAATCGTGCACTCGGGGTCCATTGGAGGACTTTCGAGTTCGGGGCGATAGACGAGGATCATGATCAGAAAGGTGAAAGAGCCAACAAAGCAAGCGCGCAGCCTGGATCAGGCTTTCTCGAGCACGATGGCGCTCTTGGGGTAGTAGAGCGCGAGGCCGCCGATGCGAGCGTGAGCGGCGACGGAGAACTCGAGCTCGGCGCGCACGGGCGGGAAGAACTCGAGGGGCTGCGGGATGTGCAGCTGCAGCTTGTCGGGGCTGCGGTCGTAGCAGATCACGCGGTCCTTGGACAGGACACCACCAGACTTGGAGGCTTCGAGCTCGTTGATGGGCTCGATCGCGGTGATCATCGGGTTGGTGCGCAGGAAGAACTCCATCACCGTGGTGTCGGAGGTGGTGCTGCGCGGGGTGGTGGAGATGATGCGGTACACGTTGTAGGGCACCAGCATCGTGTTGGGCATCTCCTTCATGTTGCTGTTCTGCACGATCCGCGTGGCGGGCTCGTTGAGCAGCTGCAGCATCTCGTCGGTGGTGATGTCCACGGTGTCGAACCAGTGGTCCGGCACCAGCTTGTCCACCTGATTGTTGTTGAAGAAGCCCTTCATGCCGGAGGGGGCATCGCCGAAGTAGGCGATCTCCTGCACTTTCTCCTCGTAGGCGCGGCGCACGGCGTTAGCGCGGCGCTGCTCCAGGTTCATGCCGGGCACCATGGAGGCGGCACGGGTTTCCTGGACGGTGTAGGCGAAGGAAGCACCGAGGCTGCGGACCGGGTGGGTCACTTCCTTGCGGAGGACGTCAGCACGGGGCAGGTCTTGGGCTTTGTCGCCAATGACCTTCATCGAGCCTTGCTTGTCGAAGACGCGATAGGTGAAGGAATCAGCGCCGTTACCGACCTCGGAGGAGACGGGGATGACGGTGCTGTACTTGATGTCGGCGTACTCAACCTCGAAGGCGCGAGCGAGGATGGACTCCAGCTCGCGAGCAAGAAAGAGGCCGACCGAGTCGTTACGGATGTCGGTGGTCATGGGATGGGGCTCCGGGATCAGGTGTCGGCGGTGAAGGTGATCCCCGGGATGTCAATCTCGAGGAGGACCAGGCCGGCGCCGCTGGTTTCAGACAGCCAGCGAGCCCCGCCAGTCATGGCGAAGGTCTTGTTGGCCACGGCGGTCTTGGTGAAGCGACCCACGAAAGCACCGGTGACGGTGGACGAGTGGTCGACGCCGAAGAAACGCACAGCATCACCGAGGGCGATGGCGGCGGTGCTGTAGACCCAGACGACGCCTTTGGAGACGACGTTCATGGTCTGGCCATTCGGGTAGCCCACGCGAAGGGAGCCATCACCGATGATGTTGGTGGGGTTGGGGGTGTAGGCAGAGCTGCCGGCCACGCCCTCGAAGGTCAGACCGTCGACGGACAGACCCACGACACCGGTGCCACTGGTTGCCAGCAGCACAGCAAAGGGATCGTTGCTGGTGGGGTCGTTATCGATGGCGACCAGCGAGCCGAAGGGGATGGCAACGCCGGACTGGTTGTAGTAGCTGCGGGACACATAGGCCTGCAGGTCAGCGATCATGCCCTCGTGGCCCACGGTCAGCTCCAGGGGGTAGCTGCCTTGAGCGCCGGTCGGGTTGCTGACGACAGTAGGGGTGAAAGATACGGCCATTGGAAGGAACTCCTTACTTGGTAGCGGTGAGGGGACGTTTCCAAGCGTCAGTCACCTTGCTGCGATAGGCAGCGATGGGGCTGTCGGTGGAGCGGCCGGCACCTTTCAGCGCGTCACGCAGGGTGGCGGTGCTGTCGGCGCGATCGGAATCGGCGTCCTCTTTGGTTTCGCCGTCGGCATCCTCGGAGTCGTCGTCCTCGGGGTCGCCATCTTCGTCGCCTTCGGCGTCAGCACGGGCGGCGAGGATGCCTTCAACCACGCCCTGGATGTAGGCGGGTTCGGCGTCGTCGCGGGGTGCGGAGCCGGTGAGGTTCTCGAAAGCCTGTACGTACAGGGAGGCGTCGTCGATACCGTCGAACTTGAAGTCCTCGGTGAACGCGGGGGCGAGGCGTTGCAGGGTTGCGAGGCGCTCGGCGACCAGCTGGTCGAGCTCGGCGGTGTCGATGCGGGCGTCGCCGGAGGCAGCGAGCTGCTCCTCGAGTGCATCGGCACGACCTTCAGCGGCCTCTTTGTCGTAGGCCAGAGCGTCGAAGTCGGCCTGCAGAGTGTCGAGCTTGGTGGCAAGCTCGTCGCGCTCGGTGGTGAGTGCTTGCAGTTGGCGCCCCATGTCCCGGGAGTAGGACTGGACCGCGCTGGCTGCTTCTGCGGGCAGATCGATCTCCAGGCCGTCGAGTTTGACGGTTGCCATAACGGGAGATGCAGTTGAACTGGACTGGGGCGCCATTTCGTGCTCGGGGAAGGCGGCTACAGCATCAGCTGCATCCATTCGATCGAGCAAGAGTCGTACCTCCGGGCCAGCCCGGCCGCGGGGGACAATGGCGATGTGGTTCACCCGGATGTTGCGCTGGACGCCGGCGTACTCTTCGCCCTCGGGGGTGATTCCGGGGGTGGGGTCAAAGTCGACCTTGTAGCCGGCAGATACCTCGGTGGCATCCTTGCGCTTGATCTTCTCGATGGCGTCCTGGTCGGTGACGACGAGGGCAACTTCGACAAAACCGTCGTTGTACCGAACTTGGCTACCGGAGTAGCCGACTTGGTACTGCTTGGTGTTGGCGGAGTCGAGAAGAACCGGTGGGTGACCCCACGTTGCGGGTTTCATGCCGAACGTGGAGAGGGAGTCCGGGTTACTGACCTCCTCAGGGGGTCGGTATTCGCGGACTTGGGAGCCATCAGACCGGCGGTAGAGCTGCGTACCCGAGCGGGCGGCGCGACACCAAACCCGGAGGTAGCCCTCGGGGGTGGTTTCGCTGCCCGTGATGGGAGCGAAGTCGTACCTGGACACTGATGTTTCCATGCTTAAGAGCTTACCGGTTCTTGTGCGTTTGCTTAGCTTTATGCACAGAGCGGTTACAGCACTTGGCGATTCATAGGCAGTTGACGTTGTGTCGGCGTATCAGGGCGCTACGGGAATACCATAAGTTTACGCAGTTTGAAGTTGCAGAGAGGTTAGGCGTTAGCCAAGCTGCATATTCGCGGTTGGAGAAAGGAGAGATAGAGGTGTCAGTTATGAAGCTGATAGCTTTGAGCGAGATCTACGATGTTAGGTTGCAGGAATTAGTAAAAGATATCTAGACGATCTCGAACCACGCGAGGTCGAGGAATAGCTTGGCGGCGTTGTTGGTGGGAGTAGCGGCGATCAGTAGTACGTCGCTTACGCCAGCGAGGGTGCGACCGAGCTGGAAATTGAAGTCTGTAATGCTCCCGAGGTCTAGTGAAGAAGAGCTTGTGAGATAGCCTCCTGCGATCTCGGTACCACCGGTGAAGCTGGTGATTGTGGTGTTGTATTGGACGTTGTTATTGACGTGAGTGGACCAGGTGCCTCCTGTGATTGTGGGGTTAAGCAAAACATGGTACTGGACAATGTCTAGCTTGTTATTTGTCGTCTGTTCGACAGCCGCGTTTAAGTTGGATGGAACAACTACACTATCTAAACGGGTGCTGTTTAAGCGCAGCGCCAGTACGGGGTAGATCGTGCCGGCAGTGGCGAGTGTGACTGCGGTGGAGCCGGTGGCGATGTTGTAGCGGCGGCTGAAGCCTTCGTATCCGCCCTCGGAGGCGACGGTGTTGCAGATCTGCTTTGCGGTAGCTGAGGTCGCAATAGTTCCTGTGTTCTCGATCTCCTGGCGTAGGGGGAGGATCGCGGTGGTCATGTAGCTGGTGAGGTTGATGTTGTCGCCGTGGAAGGTGTGAGCGATGACCATGCGGCCGTCTACGACGAAACCGCATCGGACATCGCCGACACCGAGCCACTCGATGTCAATCCAGAAGATCTGGGTTTTGGATAGGTCGAGAGTGCGGCCGGAAAGGCCGGTGCCATCGAATTTGTCGTTGTTCCAGTCGGCCTGGGCTATGCGGGTATTGACGACGCTGCCGGTGACGTAGCTGCGGCGAACGAGGTAGGTAGCAGTGCCATCGCTCTCGAGATAGATGCCATTTTGGGTGCCGAAGTAGCCGATGCGTTGGCGCAGGTTGGTTCGAGGCGCGGCGAAAGCGAAGGATGTCATCACCAGCATCGATTTACCGGGCTGGTAAGGGAAGACGCGTTTGGTTTCGCGGTAGACGTAAGCGCCAGAGGTTGTTGGGACGGTGAGATTGACGCAGCTTTCGTTGGCGGCGTATGTCTTGGAGCCGCCACCATTTAATGCTGTGTCCCATTTGTCGTTTTCTTGGTAACGATGTTGGCTGTCAAACAGCGTGAATGGGGAGCTTGTACGGAGACGGCCGAAGGCGTCACCACTGGTGCCGGTGTTAGCGAGGACGGGTACGGGATAATCGTCATCGCTGCGTACGTAGACGAGCTCGTAGCGGTCGTTATTGACAATGCGTTGGCCCACGGGTAGATAGCGCTGCTGCTATCAGGCTAGGGGCGCTACAGCGGAGTACCGAAGGGCTGCTTGCGCATGCGGGCAGGGCGGGCCACACGTTTTGGCTTTAGGGCTAGTCGTAGCCGTGGGGTTTTGACACCGAGAGCCTTTGCTACATCACTCATTTGAATGAGTCCACGCTCCATGGCTGCTCGCGGCGCAGTGTTGGCGTTGGCAGTCAGGATGCGGCGTGTGAGTCCAGGAATGCGCGGTTGATCGGCCCCGCTTACGAAGCGTGAGCGGGGCATCCGGTCGGCAGCCAAGAGTTCGCGCTCGAGAGCGTCGTGGTAACGCTTGACTGCGATCTCGAAGCGCTCGGTGTTGGCAGCGCCTCCGTAAGTCGATAGTGCCTTTGCCTGCTTCTCAACGTTAGCTAGTACACCTTTGTATTTATTAGTAAAATCAGCACCGCGTGAATTAAACCCTAAAAAGTCGGGAAGCCTATTCATATCATACATCAAGTTCATTACACCATTGCGGTAATGCGCTGGTTGCCGTGGATCATGCAGCTCTGTAGCATAACCAAAGTCTATCAATGCTACTTTTTTACTTTTAGCATTAACCATAAGATTTCCGTTATGAATGTCTCCATGTGCTAAGCCTGCTGTGTGTAACTTGCGAAACTCACGTGCGATTTTTGTTTTAACAATTAAGGGTGCGTTTGAGGCGTTACCATTAGAGTCACGGTATTCTTTACCTAAAGTCTTGTAGCCACTCATATGAGTCAAAATAAGAGTCTGCGACCTTACCTGGCCATCCGCGTCGCTGATTGCTTGCATACGAAGCGGAGCGGGGACGTTGACACCGGCATAGTCGGCCAGGTCTAGGCGGCGGAACTCGCTAGCAACGTCGTCCTCGTCGCCATTGCGGAAGAGCTTGATGCCGTACTTCTCAGAAGGATGGACAAAGTAAGTGCCGAAAGCTCCTGCGCCTGCTTGGCAGCGGGGTTGATTGACGTAGCCTCCTGCCGATGCAAGACCCTGGCTGCCGGTAGACACCAAGGCGCGGGCGTGCATAGCCCCGGTGGAAAGGCCGTACCAATCGGTGTCGGCGTCAAACTTCCCCGGGGCTTGGATCTTTCCCAGACCACCGCCACATTCAGCAGCGCGGCGACGCTGGTTGATCTGCTCCTGGACGTCCCACTCTTGGCCCTCCGCGATGGCTTCGTCGACGATGCGTTGAGCTTCGTCCTCGGTGAGTTTGGGGTGTTTTAGTTTGTTGACAGGGTCGTTATCCCAGGCCTCCTTGGTCCTGTACTTACTGGCGATGGCAGCACCTCCTGCTACTACACCTGCGACAAGCGCGACTTTAGCAGCAGTCTTAAGCGTTTCTGCGGTTATACCGCCTGCTTGTTTTGTGCACTTATGCGTGCGAGGAATATGCGACTCGCCGCAGGGCTTTCCCTTGCCGCCCTTAAGGGCGTCGATTCGCGCTAGGCCGAGGACTTTCCCGGCGTGAGAGCTCCATCGCGGCGGCTGGTCTTGCCGGAGCAGCGCCACTTTGCCCGCGACAAGCACAGCGGGGTGTTGCGTTCAGCGCCGGCGCAGTTGTAGCCCTCGGATTTCATGTCGCCGAAGCTGCGGGCGCAGTAGCGGTCGCCTTTGTCGGTGCCCGGGGCGATGGTGTAGCCCTTGGCTCCGTAGCGGATGCGGTTCTTGCGGCCCGTTTCGGGGTTGGTCACCACCTTGGTGTACTTCTTGCCGTCCTCGGTGTCGAAACCGGCGGCCCAGACGTCGGTTTTGGAGCTCACCATGACAGGGGCGCCGGTGCGCTCTTTGCATGGGTCTTCGCGGCGCTTGCGCGCGACGAGCCGGCGGCGCTCCGCAGGAGAAAGGGCCAGAGCTTTGGCGGAAGGTAGGCACTTTGGCTTACCTTCGCCCTCGGTGCGGTCACCGCAAGGGCCGAGGATGCGGCCGCTGCTGTTCATGCGGACCCACTTTTCTTTGAACCACTTGTCGAGGGCGTCATTACGGAAGGTTCCGCCGCGCTTTTTGTATTCGCGGACCATCCAAGCGTTGGCATATGCGCTCGGGTAGATCTTGAACTTGCGCTTGGCCTCTGCTTTTACTGCGGCGTGCAGCTTTTTGTCAGCAAAAATGACCCCGCGGGCGTCGGCGCGGATGCGCAGCGTTGCGGGGGTGAGGTTCATGGCTCGAAACCGGCGGCCCAGATGGAGTCAGAGCGCTTCATCTTGGCAGCGCCCTTGCGGGTGGTCTTGCTGCCCTTCTTGTAGCCCATCTTGTTGAGGGTGCCGTAGATGTAAGCGGCGGCGCGTTCACCTTTAAGGCCGCGAGCGGCGGCTTGCTTGGCGAGCTCGGCTTCCATGGCGGCGACTTTGGTGCCGCGGGGGTCCATGCGGGACTCAGTGGTACCGGCATCCCGGCGTTTCCCCCGCATATCCTCGAGTGCTAGCTCGAGTTCATTGCGAGCTAACGCGTCACGAGCCGGGAACAGACCCATAGCACTCAGTTTTTGTTTCTCTTCTGAGGTTAAGCGCAGGTTGCGGCTACTACCCGCCTTTCCCCACTTGCGTGCGCTAGGACGTGAGGTTGGTTCAACTTTAGTTGCTGGACCTTTAGTGCACTTTTCGCCCTCGGAGATAGCTCCTTTACCACATTTGAGGTCGAGGCGGAGGGAGGCGTGGGTCAGGGTCATGGCTCAGATAGCAAGTTGATCGAGCTCGGGGGAGAAACCGTCGGCGTACACAGAGTCGCGCCGCTTGGATGCGGCGTTTCGGCCTCGGGTGACAAACCCTTTGATGTCGGTGCCGTAGCCCTTAGCCAGGGTGCTGAGGTTGCGGCCCATGCCTTCACCAGTTGCTGCGACGTTAGCGGCGTTTTTTGCTGCTCCAGACCAGTTGCCTCGAGCAACGTTGCCCACGCCAAAGCCAGCCTGCAATGCGGGCTCAACTACTGCGCGGGCGGCTGCCCTCATCCCGGAACGGGGATGCAGAAAAGCAGTTCCTACGATGGCGGCGCCAGTCAAAGCCGCAGCTCCAGCCGCGAGCTTGACGGGCTTGTTCCAAGAGGCGCGACACTGGTGATCACGGGGAATGCAAGCATTGCCACAGGCCTTAGAAGTTGAACCGCAGTTGAGCTTTTTGTTGCCTACGAAAACATCGGTGCGAAGAGTGGTGGGGGTCAAGGTCATGGCTTACAACGCGATGGTGTCCCAGTCGATGTCGAAACCGTCGGCGTAAATCGAATCGAGCTTGCCGCGGCGCCGCAGGATCTCTTGGTAGGCGGCGTTGATCTTCTGGGCTTTGCGAACGTCACCACCAACGTCAGGGTGGTTTTCTCGCATCAGCTGTAGCCACTTCTTTTTGATCTCTGCTTCGGATGCATTTTCAGAAATGCCGAGATCTTTGAAAGGATCTTTTACTGCTTTGTTAGTTCCGACGTTGCGACTTCCTGAGGATGCGTTTTGCTTGGCTCTATCACGCGCGGAGTTCCACTGGCGCTTGTAGTCCTCGGCGCCCATAGCCCATTCACGCTCGGCGGCAGCCAAGTTGGTACGCAAAGAACGACCTGCCGTGATGCTGCCACCACCTAAATACATGAGTGCGCTGCCAGCAGCAAGGCTTCCGGCCTGGCGCTTATTGGGTTTTTTGGCGTACTCGTTGGCGAGTAGCCCGGCTCCGGCAATGCCTAAGCCAACACCTGCAATCTCGGCTCCGAGAGCCATACCGCGAGCCTTCTTGAAGGCCGCTTTACCTTGAGCAATACTTTCATCAGGAGTGGCCTTCGCTCCCAGAGGTGTCGAAAGGATGCGTTGGCTCGCGCGAGCTTTTGCAGCACCAAATGCAACGCCACCTAGAACAGCAGCGCCTCCCACTCCGAGAGCAACGTTGCGGATGGTGTTGTTGTTGGTTTTAGCAGGCGTAGCGGGGCCCTTGGTGCACTTTTCGCCCTCGGAGATCGAGCCGCGGCCGCACTTGAGGTCAGAGCGGATGCTGGATGGGGTGAGCACCATGGTTCAGATGTCGAAGGAGCCGGAGTCAGCGGAGAAGCCATCTGCCCAAGCGTCACGGACAGAGGGGCGCTTGGTTTTTTTCCATGCAGCTTCTCTGGCTTTCATAACAGCAGCCAACTGAGTCTTCTTTGAAGGTGCTGGAGCTCCTGCTTTTGCGCGTGCTGCAGGATCCAGTGCGCGGCGCAGGTCAGTGTTGCGCTTAGCTGTTTGCTGCATGTAAGCAGCACCCCCAATCAGAGCCGCTGCGCCTGCAATCTTTGCGGCGGTCTTGAGACCGCGAACTTTGGAGCCACCGCGCTGCTGCGGCTGTACTCGCTGAGCTGGCCCCTTGGTGCACTTTTCGCCCTCGGAGATGCTGCCTTTGCCACACTTCAGGTCGAGGCGCTCAGCGGTGTCGAGGCGGGCTCGGATGTAGGTAGGGCTGCGGTCTTGGATGCCGAGCTCGCAGGCGTCGAGGTACTCGAGGGGTGTCAGTGAGTCGCCGCGCTTGCGCATGGAGCCGCAGTTGCCATCGCACTTGGCGCCCTTCTTGCCCTTACAGCCGCACTCGGCATCCATGGGCTTTTTGCCGTAGCCGTCGGCAGCGGGCTTGGTGTGTTTGGCGCCCTTAGCGCTGCGCTTACGGCTGTGGCTGGCGGCCATGTCCATTTCCTCCTCCTCTTCTTCCTCTTCGGGGGACTCCATGTTGCGGGCGCGAGCTGCCATGGCGCGGCCTTCGCGGATGCCTTCTTCGTAGGCCTCGGATTTAGCGCGGCGTGTGGTGGCGGGCATGGCGTAGAGCCCCGAGTATTGCTTCCCACAGCGTAGCTGCCTTGTGCTATAGGGCTCGATAGGCTGAGAGCATCTATCTGTTCTAGTTGTGAACTTGCTTCGCTTAGTTGCTGGGAGTGGTGCGGCCTCGGGATTGCTGATTGGTCAGCTCGTTTTTGCTGCTTTCTTTGTCGGATCTTGTGAGATCCCAAATGTGCTCAACAGGGGTAGCGCTAATGCCTGTCTCGATCGTTGGATGACTACAGCTGCTCTGTTCTTTCCTTCAGGTGTAGCGGGTGCTGGTACAGCAGTTGCGCTGGATAAAGCAAAAAGGCGCTTTCTTGGCTGATCAGTCGAAGGGCTGAGGCGCGAACTGCTCGAAGACTGCAGCTTTGTTGAGGTCGGCCGGGCCGACGGTGGCTACGCGGGATACTTCTTCGCGGTGAGTGCGGGGAAGCGCGGCGTACTCGGGGTCGATCGCGGCGATCTCGGGGTCCCAGGGGGCTAGGTAGCAACGGCAGCGGGGGTGTGCGGGTGCGTTTGTACTAGCGCGCTTGTAGATGCGGCCGGCCCGGGCGTTGCAGATGGGGCAAGTGCGGTCATCGCTGGTGGCGTACCACATGACGAGGTCGATGCCGTTGGCTGCGTAGTACTGGTTGCTGGCAGCGTTGTATGCGCGTAGCGACTCGGTGCGGGCGATGACGTCAGCGCGAGACTTCACCACGCCGAGGCGCAGACGCAGGTCGTTGGTGATGGCGTCGGTAGGGCGGCCTTCAGCGATGCCTTGGGCGACGAGATCGGTGGCCGTGGTTGCGAAGGCTTCGCCATGGCGGCGGAGGTAGCCGCGGGCTTGGGCTGCAGCAGCCACGGTGGCTTCGATCGGAATGGAGACGTTGATCAGGCGGCGCTGGGAGCCGGAGTCGCGGAGAAGCTCTCGGGCGACGGTGACGCCTTTGCCTTCGGAGCTGCGGAGTAGGGAGCGCAGCACGCGGTCATAGGCGTCGGTTCGGTCGGGGCGGAAAGCGGGAACGAGCTGACGGAACTCCTGCAGTAGGGCGACGTTGCGGTCGGCTGCGGGGGCTCCGCTGCGGAGCTGGATGCGGGTGCGCCGCAGTAGGCGGTTGAAGCTGCTGTCGAGGATGCGGTTGAGCTGGGCGATGGTGACGTCCTCGGAGCGACGCAGGGCGGCGTTGTAGCGCTCAAGGAGTTGCATCAGCCCTGTCGTTGCGGATGAGGTCGGCGATCTGCTCCACCTGCGAATCCTGCATGCGCATGAATTTGCCTCCGCGCTTCATTGCGAATAGCCGTTCGTCAGAGGACAGTGCTGGGCGGAACCCGTATTTTTCGTAGACAGAACGGCGTTTTGCACCTTTGGTGTCATTAGAGTAGGGAATAGCATAGATAATTGAGTTGTCGGGTAGTTGGTCTACCTGCTCCTGGAACATCTTTTTGACGGTGGAGGCTACACCACGGGCGTTGCGGGACGCTGCTTCTGACTTTGCGTCAAATTCTCCATCTACTCGGAACTGAGTTGAGTAAGTGCGCGCACCTCCGATGCTTTCCTGCGGTTTTGTTGAGTAAATAAGAAGTGTTTCCCCGACGGAGCCTGTGCTGAGCAAGCTACCGTCTTTCATTTTCCAGTTGGTGAAGTTATCTTTTGTGTTTACTGAAGTGATTTCACCTCCTTTGGACTTCAGAGCCATGTAAGCAGCACTTGCTTTAGCGTCTCCAACCAGCCCACGCACCGACTTTTGGAACTGTTTAGGTATGCGGTTTATGCCAGCGTCTATTTCCGCGCTCGACAACGATTTAATCACCCGCTTGCTGATCGCGGGTACCACTACCTCTTTGTTTTTGTATGCAATCGCTCCACCGGCAGCCAAAGCAGCACCAGCACCGATAGCAGCCGCGATAGCAACACGGTTGCGCGTTTTATTATCGCTCTCGGGGGGTTGTTTTTCTTGGCTGGCTACTCCTGCGCCCTTACGGCACTCATGTGCCTTTGGGATGTGTGAGGCTCCGCAAGGCTTACCCTGCAGGTCCTGCCGGACAGCCAGATAAGTAGTGGCACGGATCAGACCAGGGGGCAACGCGTCACCCCTCTGGCGGCGGGCTATTTCAGCGCGGGCGGCACGGTAGGAGGCCTCGAGGCTCATATCTTCGCCGCGGCCTTTAGCAGCCTCGCGCAGGGAGCGGGCAAGGTCGGTGATCTGCGCTTGGGCGCTGCGGCGGCCGCGGGGTGGGGTGGTAGCTGCAGGAGCTGCGCCTGTCGCAGCGCGACCCGCTGTCTGTACCGGAACCAGGCGCTCAAAGCCGTTCTGCTGCAAGTAGCGGGTGGCGTCGCTCAGGCTGGTGATGTCGCGACCAGCGAGCTCGGAGGCGGCAACCCGGGTTTCGCGATCCGAGAGTGTGAACGTGCTGCTCTTGCTGACCTGGCGGGCGAAGTACTCCTTGGAGATGGCGTCGCTGAGGCCCTGGCCGATGCGTCCGGTGACGTTCGCGGGCTTTGCCAGGCGCTGTGCTAGGTAGCGGGAGTGGCCGATGCGGGCGCTGTTCATCAGGTCGCCGTAGCCAGCGCGGCGCTGCTCCGTGGGCATAGCGGCGCCCGGGGTTTGGCGCACTTCGTCGGCGATGCGGCCGAAGTACTGATCGAACCCGTCACGGGTCTCTCGGTACAGGCGATTGGCGAGTCCC